TGTGGGAACAAAAGGACTGTGATGGTTATTTGAAAACTGCGGCAGTTATTGCTGCCTACGTTGATCAAAGTATTTCAACTAATACTTTTTATAATCCTGCACATTTTCTAGAACGTAAAGTGCCCACAACATTGATTGCTAAAAATTTAATGCAAGCTCATGTTTGGGGATTAAAGACATTTTACTACAGTCTAATCAACAAGGCTGGAAGCAAAATGCAAGAAGACCAATTAACAGTACAAGTAAACGGACACACAAGTTCTGTAAATGGATATGAAATAGAAGAGGACTGCGAGGCCTGTAAATTATGACAACACAAAATATCGGACAACAAATAGAAAACATTAAAGAAGCTGTAGAAACAATAAATTCTTTAATGGCTGAACTCCACAGTAATGATGTTGAGATTAGAATTAATTATAAGGAACCTTCCGCTGGCGAACCTCCAATGTTAAATCTTTGGAGAGCTGTAGCACACGTGGATTATTTAAAATGTCAAAACAACAATATAACCTAAACACAAAAACAGACTATCTTAATCGTAAGATGTTTCTAGACCCTGCAGGTCCAGTTACTATTCAACGTTTTGAAGAAGTAAAATATAAAAAGATTGCAGACTTCGAAGCTACAGCACGTGGCTTCTTCTGGCAACCAGAAGAAATTAGTCTTACTAAAGATTCAAATGACTTCAAAGATGCCAGTGATGCTGTCAAACATATCTTTACCAGTAACTTGCTAAGACAAACAGCATTGGACAGTTTACAAGGCCGCGGGCCAAGCCAAATCTTTATGCCTGTTGTATCACTGCCAGAACTAGAAGCACTTGTCTATAACTGGACATTCTTTGAAACTAACATTCACAGCAAGAGCTACAGTCACATCATTCGCAACATCTACAATGTACCCAAAGATGTTTTCAACACAATTCACGATACCAAAGAGATTATTGACATGGCGAGCAGTGTAGGCAACTACTATGAAGCACTTCACGTTATCAATTGTCGTAAACAGCTAGGCGAGATAGTTACAGAGAAAGAACACGTCAAAGCAATATGGATGGCCTTACACGCAAGTTATGCTCTTGAGGCATTCCGCTTTATGGTATCGTTTGCCACAAGTTTAGCAATGGTAGAGAATAAGATATTCATGGGTAATGGCAATATTATTCAATTGATTCTACAAGACGAGTTGCTACACAAAGGATGGACTGCCTATTTGATCAACCAAGTGGTCAAAGAGGACACACGGTTTGTTGAAGCCAAACAAGAATGCGAAGCAGAAGTGTATCAATTATACATGGATGTGATACGTGAAGAAAAAGATTGGGCCACATACTTGTTCAAGATGGGACCAGTTATTGGACTGAACGCAAATATTCTGCGTGATTTTGTAGACTACACTGCCGTGGATGCATTAAAGCAAATTGGTATCAAGTATCAAGCGGCAGCGCCTAAGTCAACACCAATCCCTTGGTTTAATAAGCACACTGATACTAGCAAGAAACAAACAGCACTACAAGAAAGTGAAAGCACAAATTATGTTATTGGCATAATGGGAGAAAGCCTAGATTACGATGAGCTACCGGCCATCTAGGAATATATATATGTACAAGGTACAATTTAAAAGTAAAAGTCCTTTTGAATCTTGGAATTCTATAGGCGGTGCTGGCACTGAATCGCAGGCCATTTCTATGGCATTGGCTAAAAAAGCCAAAGGTGCCATATTGGTCAGAGTTCTTGATAAAAAAGGCAGAGTCATATATTCAAGTTAAAGGAAATAGAATGAAAGCAACAGTATGGTCAAAGTACCATTGCCCTTATTGCGATCAAGCAAAGGCATTGTTAAAACAACGAGGTATAGCGTTTGAAGAAAAGAAAATCGGAGACGGCTATACTCGAGAAGAACTATTAGAAGCTGTACCTGATGCTAGGACAGTACCACAAATTTTTGTCGATGAACAACTTATTGGCGGATTTACAGAACTTAAAACATTTTTAGAAAAGGTATAATATGTTAATTAATAAAGGCGTATCAGTAGGCGAAGTGATCACACTTAAACTCACAAGTGGTGAAGAAATTGTTGCCAAGTTAGTAGAAGACGGTGCAGTTTATTATAAACTAAAAAATCCGCAAGTAATTGGTATGGGGCCAAAAGGTCCAGGGCTAATGCCCTACCTGTTTACAGTTAACCCGGATACCGAAATCAAACTACAAAAATCAACGGTTACTGTAGCTGAAGCAACAGACGCACAGTTTGCCAAACAGTTTCTTGAATCAACCACTGGTATTGCACTATCATAAATATTAGTTTAGAGAATATACATGGCAATAACAGCAATATCACAATCAGTTTCTATTACATCAGCAAATACAGACACGGCAGTAGGTGCTGCTATTGCTGCCGATGCAAAAATTAATATCTACATTGTAAACAAAACAGGTTCTACAGGAACTTTTAGATTAGCAATCTGTCCATTAACACCTGCCGGCGGGGAATATTTGTATTATAACTTTTCATTAGCCAGTAATACTACATTTGTAGCTGCTGATGTTTATGCAAAAGCTACTGATAAGGTTTGGATCTATTCACCATCGGGCTGGAGTGCTAGAGTTGACGGAGCAACATTATTATGAGTAGATATTTTATTGCGCCTGAACCGGCTGCTGAATCTACACCTACATATAATTACGGCAGTGTTTACGGTAACATATCAACATATCTAAATCAAGTTAGAGAAGAGTTGGCTGATATCAACGTTGACACTACTGCCTCGGCGGCAAGCCTTGGCATAATGGCCACTAATTCAACAACAATGGCCACTAATTCAACAACAATGGCCACTAACATTGCTACTATTGCTACTAAACTAACAGCAATCGAAACTTATCAAAAGAAGATGAAAGAACTAGGCGAAGGCCCTGGCATCCATGTAATAGGTCCTTATGAAGTGTTTAGTATGATTTCAATCTATAAATTGTTAATTGAGCAAGCAAAGATCTTAGACTCTGCAGAGTCTGCCTCTGCAAGTCAAATACAGGCCGCATTGTCAGAGGCAACTAGGTTGTCAGAACGAATAAAAAACAATATTCCTAAAGATTTCTAATATGCCAGGTATAGCAAGAGATGCAGGAACTGACGTAGCCGGCGGAGCCATTATACAAGGATCCGGCAATGTATTTGCTAATAGTCAGCCGGTAGTACGAATTGGTGATGCTGTTGCAGGACACGGCCGCGGCCCGCATAGAAGCCCTGTGATGGCAGCAGGAAGCGGTAATGTATTTGCCAACGGCATCGCAGTTTGCCGAGCAGGGGATCCAGCCACTTGTGGACATCCAGCTAGCGGTTCAGGCAACGTATTTGCTAATTAAATAATATGATTAAATTAAAAAAAGCGTTCTTTTTTGTTCTAGGATGTCTTTGCCTGATAATGGCATACATAGGAGTTATAACTCCGGGCATTCCTTATAGTCCTTTTGTGGTTGCAAGTGCTTTTTGTTTTGCAAGAAGTTCAGAGCGTATGCATAACTGGATTATGAATCACAAACTGTTTGGTCCGTTCTTACGCAACTGGAGTGAGAAGCGTGTATTCCCACAAAAAATGAAATACCTTATGATTGGTATGATGTCATTAAGTTTGATCTTAATGAGTGTTGGTTCAGTACCGTTACGTGGTGTTATCTATACAGGTATCTTTATGGCCCTTGTGGCTGTATGGGCCTGGAGATATCCCAGCACACCAGAAGAATATGATAGAAGAAAAGCTGCCGGAGAAAAAATAGCATGGCTAAAATAACCCTCGATGAACTTGTAGACATTGCCTTTGCTCACGAAGAAGGAGATCCGTTTGACTGGGGAGTATTTTCCAAAGGCCAAGAACAGACCATGCGAATGATCGGATCCAGTATCCTAGAACAGTTTGACAAAGAAACGATCACAGATGCAGATAGATTGATCATGTTGGCCACTATCACTAAACTGGTCACTGAAAATATGATCTTGCACACTAAACTGATGAAACAAAATGAAATGTGAACAAGGCGACCTTGCCAAAATTATCATGAGCATCCGGCCTACAAACATAGGTAAAACTGTGTTGGTAGAGGAGTATGTGGGACATTTTACGCAAGGTGAAGAATTCCAGTTTAGAGGAATTGTGTGTAAGGCTGCT